ATGTCTTATTTAATATCGAATATCCCTTACTTTAAAGTATGGGTAAGAAAAGAATTTACGGCTGGTCATCAAAATTACCATGGTGAATTCCTGCACGGCTTAGCTGTAGCAGTTAATTGCATTCCTGATAGGTCACTATCATTTCAAGTTATATTTACAGGTTGTGAAATAGAGGACGACGAACCTAATGTTCATGGCGGTGCTATGTGGGCTCGTATGCCAATACAAGCTTTAGTTGCAGATATACCTGTAGAAGAATGGCCAGAAAGAATGGAAAATCACTTATGTCAACCTTGGGATTGTATGTCCCATCATCATACTGCTATCAGTATAGATAGAACGTCGTCATCACCTTGGTATGCCAAGATAGATGGTGAGTTTTATTTAGCTAAGTATATCTTTACTGTTGATTATACAGAACATGAGATAGCTGACAGTCCAGATCAACATAAACAAAGTCATGTATTATATTTAACAGAAGGTAAATGGAAGGGAAATGTTGTTGCACTACCTAACAATAGAGTTAGAGTAACGAACCCTGCATTATGGTCAACAGGAGAAGGAGCACCTGATTTTGCTCCAAGTCAGTGGATTCATAGTAGCGAAGAACACGAAAGCTACACTGATCCAAATGTAACTTTTAACAACTTATATAGTGAAGGAGAAAAAAAATGAAAGATGGGGTTGAATTAATTCAGCAAATACTTCATATTGTTCGTGAACAGAGAGAAGATGTTCATGTAAAGATAACTTCAGGGAACTGCAAAGATTGGGAATCATATCGGGCCTGCATCGGACAACTACAGAGCCTGTCCTATGTGGAGCAAGAGATAATTGCTCTGGTGTCACGAGGAGAACGTGCAGATGGTTAAAAACCTGATAGTACCTGAAAGGTACGCCAAAAAGAAGGTAGAAGATAAAGTAGAAGACAAAAAATCTGAACTACAAGTATCTGATGCCTATGTCAAAGAAGAAGATAGAGTCTTAGACCCAAAACTTCTTAAAAAATCAGCTAAACAAAGAATGCCCCAACCAACAGGATATCGCATTGTGGTAATGCCTTTCCAGGGTTTTGAAAAAACTAAAGGTGGAATTCTTATAACAGATGAGACACGAGAGCGAGAATCTATAGCTACGGTTGTAGCTTACATCGTCCAAGTTGGACCTGATGCTTACAAAGATAAAACTAAATTTCCAAGCGGGCCATATTGCAAGCAAGGTGATTGGGTCATTATTGGTAAGTATGCAGGAACAAGGATCAAGCTAGAAGATGGCGAGATTAGAATACTAAATGACGATGAAATCCTCGGAACTATTTTAGAACCGACTGATGTCTATACTATATAGGAGTGTCTTATGACAAATGAAGAAGTAGAAGAAGCCCAAATCATCGAAGTAGAAGAAGAAGTAACGCTTGATGAAAGTCAACCAGCAGAAATATCATTAGATACGTCTGATGGAAATAATGAACCACAAGGATTAAGTGAGGAAGATCTTGATAAAAGAAGAGAGAAAACTCAAAAAAGAATTAATAAACTTGTTGCTCAACGAAAAGAATCCGAAGAAAGAGAAGCCGCTGCTATGCAATTTGCTCAACAGCAAAAAAGTGAAGTAGATGCTTTAAGAGGTCAACTCTCTAATTTAAATACAGGTTATAGCTCAGAAGCTTCTAGCCGTATTGATTCTCAAGAAATACAAGCTAAAACAGCTTTTAAGGAAGCGTATGAAGCTGGCGAAGTCGATAAGATGGCTGATGCTCAACAAGTTATGGCTAAGATTGCTATTGAAAAAGAAAGACTTAGAATTTTCAAAGACAATCAAGAAAAACAAAAGCAACGTGCAGTGCAAGTGCAAGAACAGCAAATTCAACAGCAAGCTCAACCACAACAACAAGTTCAACAAGAGCCTGACGCAAAAGCTGTTGATTGGGCAGAAAGAGAAGAAAATAGTTGGTTTGGTCAGGATAGAGCTATGACTGCTACTGCTTTTACAATTCATCAACAATTAGTTGAAGAAGAAGGTTTAGATCCTCAATCTGACGAATATTACAGCGAAATAGATGCAAGAATGAGACAAGATTTTCCTCATAAATTTAATGGTAAATCTGCTCCTGCACAAAAAGTTGCGTCAGTTTCTCAAGGAAGAACTAGCCAAAAGAACAAAAAGAGTGTTAAACTAACCCCAGCCCAAATTTCTGTAGCTAAAAAACTTGGTGTACCGCTAGATGCGTATGCTAAAGAAGTTGCAAAAATTGCGGCAAGAGATTTATAGAGGTACATCATGTCTAAAAAAGATAATGAAATGGAATACATAGAAGCAGAACAGAAAGCTACCGCTGAAGTTGCTGCTAAATCTGATACACAAATTAACAGAAGCTCTCGTGAAACGCAAACACGAGCCTCTGCCGAACGCCCTGTGCAATGGCGACCACCTAGTAAATTGCACGCCCCAAATGCTCCGTCTGGTTATGTCCATAGATGGATTCGAGCTGAAGTTTTAGGTTATGAGGATAAAAATAATGTCCACTCAAGAATAACCGAAGGCTATGAGCTTGTTCGTGCGGACGAGTATGAGGATTTCGTTTTTCCAAGTGTCGAGGAAGGCAAATATGCTGGAGTCATAGGGATAGGCGGTTTACTTCTGGCGAGAATACCAGAAGAATTCATTGAACAACGCAAACAATATTACGCAGAGCGTGCTAAACAGCAAATGCAAGCGGTTGACAACGATTGGATGCGTGACAATAATCCCGCAATGCCTAAATTTCAGGCAGAGCGAAGTTCAAAAGTAACCTTTGGTTCAGATTAAGACTGAATCATAACATTAATTAGGAGTAATAAATGGCTTTAACAAACTTAGATGCTCCATTTGGTTTACGTCCTGCTCGTCTATTAGGCGGCGGTGCGTATACTGGCGGTCAATCAAGATATGAAATATCAAATTCTGATACTACCTCGATCTTTCAAGGTGATATTGTAAAAGGACAAGCGTCTGGATATATCAAAAGAATGGCTGCTAGTGATGGGGGACTTGTGCTGGGCGTGTTTAACGGATGCCAATTCACAGATTCTTCAACAGGAACACCAAGATGGTCAAACAACTGGATTGGTGACGCAAACGTCACTAGTGTAGTAGAAGCTTATGTCGTAGATGATCCAAGTATCGTATGTGAAGTGCAAGCAGATGCAGCATTCACTATAGCTGGCGTTTTCGCTAACTATGATATCGTGGATAACAGCCCGGTAGGAAGCACAACAGCTGGAATTTCTCACGCTGAGCTAGATGTAGGAACAGCAGCAACAACTGCTTCTCTTCCTCTGAAAGCTTTAGGAGTGACAACAAATCCAACTAATGATTTAACAACAGTAACCAATACAGGTGTAGTAGTTATGATAAATAACCATACATTTAGTGCTGGTACTACTGGCGTATAGGGAGTAAAAAATGGCTATATCAAGAGCACAACTTGCTAAAGAACTAGAGCCTGGCTTAAACGCTCTCTTTGGCTTAGAATATTCCAAATACGGAGATCAAGCTGCTGAAATTTTCGAAACAGAGTCATCAGACCGAGCTTTCGAAGAAGAAGTAATGCTTTCCGGATTTGGAGCAGCACCAACTAAATCAGAAGGTGCAGGGGTTGAGTACGATAACGCTTCAGAAGTTTATACAGCTCGTTACACACACGAAACTGTAGCAATGGCATTTGCCTTAACTGAAGAAGCTGTCGAAGACAACCTTTATGACCGATTGTCCAACCGCTATACTCGTGCACTTGCACGATCAATGGCACACAGTAAACAAGTTAAAGGTGCATCCGTTTTAAATAACGCATACACTGCTGGCTTTACTGGTGGCGATGGCAAGACTTTACTTGCAACCGACCATCCACTTGCTGTAGGCGGAACATTCGCTAACACACCTGCAACTGCAACAGATTTGAACGAAACATCAATAGAAAACGCACTAATTTCAATTAGTCAGTTTACTGATGAAAGAGGTCTTATCGTTGCCCTTCGTGGACAAAAACTTATTGTTCCAGCGGAACTACAATTCGTAGCAGAAAGACTTATGGAATCTGCTGGTCGTGTAGGAACTGCTGACAATGACATCAATGCACTTAAATCTTCAGGTGCAGTGCCACAAGGATATACTGTTAACAATTTCTTAACAGATCCAGACGCATGGTTCATGCTTACAGACGCACCAAACGGTTTAAAACACTTTAACCGTTCGCCTCTAAGAACCGCTATGGAAGGTGAATTCAACACAGGTAATATGAGATTTAAAGCTCGTGAGCGTTACAGCTACGGGTGGTCAGATCCACGTGCTATCTTTGGTTCAAACGGTGCTTAATTAATTTTAAGTATTATGAATTCAGAAAAGGGAGCTTCGGCTCCCTTTTTTTTGTTTGCATTTGTTTAATTAATTATGTACCCTAAGATATCTTTAGACGACCATTGAGGTCGACTTAACCAGACTAAGGAGAATATTATGGGTCAAACAACATTTTCAGGACCAATTAAAGCCGGTCCTATATCAAATACAACAGGTACTAACGTACAAACAAACATGAAGGACGTAGGTTCTTCTGTAATTTCACAATCAGTGAGCGTAACACAGAATACTGCGACTCCTGCAACAACTATTATTATTCCTGCTAATAGCCAAATTATACAAATTAAATTATTTGTAACTGTAGCTTGGAATGGAGCTGCTTCAACAGCAGGTCTTGGATGGGATAATGGTCAAGTTGTTGATGCAACATCACTAACTACTGCAACTTCTGTTGCTGGTGGTACACTTGGTGTTCATAATGCAGCACCTGGTGCAAATAAAGTAAGAACTGAAAATTGGCTAGATAGTGGAACAGACAAGAAAAGAATTAGATTGTTAAGTTCTAATGCCGGTGCAGGTGTAGGTGTATTAACAGTAGATTACGTCCAAAATAATAACGTACTTTAATAGGAGGTTATAATGGCTGGACACTATAAAAGTCATCAACAGGGTTCTAACGCAACTACGGAAGTAGTTGCAGGAACTACTGACAATGCATACACTAAAGCAAAAGGCACAAATCAAGTCGTCTATTTTAGAGGTCTTTATTTAGAAGCTGATTCAGCTGATGGAACTGTAAACATTCAATCAAAAAATGATGCTGGAACATACACTACTCAATTTACTTTTAAAGTAAATTCTGGTTCAAGCGATAGTTTTTATTCAGATCCAGGTTTAAGGCTAAAAAGAGGCATGAGGGTAGTATCAAATGCAGGTATTACGAACTGTGTTATAACTTATACGGCGTAAAATATGTTTGATTATCTTAACGATTTAATAACTAACAATGCAGATGGAACTGTTACTATTGGTGGTGTTACTTATGCCACCGATGGTAGCGGTATTATAGAAAATTATGGTGGTAGTACTCAAGATGGTGCTACAAGTGGAGCAGCTTTTGATAGCGATGTAGCAGCTATGCTAAGTTCTCCTTTTGGAGATGACAATGCTTTTATGGTAGATGGTGAATATGTTGAAGGTGGAGCTCCCGATGCATTTTCTCAGGCACTAATAAACTCTGGTTTAGAATATAGCGGAACTGATTCCGGTGGCGAAAACCAAGGAAGTGGAACAGACTCAGGAAGTGGAACAGACTCAGGAAGTGGAACAGACTCAGGAAGTGGAACAGACTCAGGAAGTGGAACAGATAACTCTGGATCAGGATCTGAT